CCCCCGCCGCCGTCCCTTCCGCCACCACCACAAATCATGATGCTAAACCCCTTGTTAGCTCGGATGCGCGCATTGTCCTCGTCACAATCGTCCACGGAATCTTCATCGTCATCGTTTTCTTCGTTGTCCTCGTCGTCCTCTTGAGGGGGCAATTGCCGCGCTGTCGACGGTTTGGACTTAGACTTGGACTTGGTCTTGGAGTCGACGTTTCGTTCCGACTTTTTCAGTTTAGCCACTTTGTCGGTGGTAACCTTGGTTTTGGATGATTTAGTCGGTGTCTTGCCTTTTTTCTTTGACGGAAAATCTTCGTCGACGTCGTCATCGTCGTCCGTATCGTCGTCGTCCGTCTCCCACTCTTCCTCGTCATCGTCGCATTCAAATTCCTCGTACTCGTCGTATGTGTCATCGTCATCGTCATCGTCATCGTCGTCCGATGATGCGTCCCCCCGACGATACTTGCGAGGAGGCCGTCGCTGCTCTTCTTCACGACGGTTCGTTGCCGCCTTCGGGTTCTTTTGCTTTTGCTTCTTGTCGCCGACGGAAATCGTGTGCTTCTTGTTGGACATGGTCAAAATATGGGGTCAATATGGGGTAACCTCCTGGCCGTGCGTGATATGGTTGCAATCAATTTTACTTTTTACATCTTTGCCGGTTCGCACGTCCGTGCATGGTTTCTATATGATTGTATACACCGATGAACATTTGAATCCGGACGCCCATCTTTGATGGGCGCCTGATACAATTGATTTATCGGTAACGTTGCCCTTAAACACTGAACCGGACACCCTTTGGGTGTCCGGTTTATAATGTTCAAGGGTGTATATGTGTATGTATGTCGTGGCCATTTGCGCGGTTGCCGCCGGACATTATTCGGCATATACTGGCATTTGACGGAGAAGTGACTTACAGACATGGTCGATACATGCGCAAATTGGTGCGTTCCGATCCGCGGTATGCAATCATCGACCGTGTGGTGGGGGCTCCTCGGCGCGATTGGGGGCTACCGTCTTGGCCACTCTACACGGTAGACATATTAGAGGCGGATGGGGTGGTGTGCTACATCTACTGTACCGACCTCACCCACCACGATACCTATATGTGGTTCCGTGAGTAGTCTACATACGCGGGCGTCATGTTTCGTCATCCGTATCGTCATCGACGTCATCCTCGTCGTCGCCGCCCAACATGGGCACCAGGGGAAGTTCGTCCACTCCGTCGAGGTCGTCGAGGTCTTCGCGGAGGGCGGCCGCGATTTCGTGGGAATGGTGGTGGTGCCCCTCTTTTTTCGCATTCTTGTCCAGAAACTTGTACATGCGTTTGATGTCCAATTTACTGATGTTGGCGTCCTCGAACCAGACCTCGAGTTCCGCGTAAAGACGGCGTTCCAAGGCGGCGGCGTCTTCGACCACAACAGCAGCGTCCGTCGGCGCAAGACACGGAGGCGTCGACACCGTTTCCGCGGGTGCTGCCTGTCCCGGGTTGCTTTGCTGACCCGGGTTGCTTTGCTGACCCGGGTTGCTTCGCTGACCCGGGTTGCTTCGCTGACCCGGGTTGCTTCGCTGACCCGAGATGACCATACGCAATTCTTGGAAGAGGGCGACCACGTCTTTGCGGTCCATGTCGAGTTTCTGGGACATTTGGTAAAGAAACAGCTGGTTGTTGTATTCCGTCGAATATTTGGTGAGGATTTTGGTGAACCGTACGCCGCCGTCGACCGGGGGGCGGTACGTGCCAATCTGTTCCGGGTGGGTGCGGTGCACCATCCACTGGTTGTAAAAGGTCTTGATGAGCGAACTCATTTCGTTGAAGATCCAGATTTGGTATTGGAAGGTGAGACGGTCGACGTAGTCGGCGTAGCAAATGTGTTCGAGCATGCGGCCATAGAGGGTACGCGCGGTGGCCGCCGGCAACGCGGACCACAGATGATCCACCACGTTTTCGTGGTACAGCAGCGAGACGATGGTGCGGTCCGTCTCGTTCATGAACACCGCGTGCTGGTCGAGGGGCACCGGCGCACGGAGCAAGGTCTGGGTCAGGTGCTTGGCGTCGTCGTTGTAGCTCTTGAGTCGGAAAATACTGGCCAGGATGTCCGGATCGGTGAGGAAATCGGGTCGGGTCTGATACACGCGCTCGATGAAGGCCAGTTTCCGCATGTCGCCCTGGATGTAGGCGACGACGCGGGCGCGCATCGTCGGTGCGTCGGTCAACGCCGGGACGGATTTGGCCAGCAGGCGTTCGATCTGGGTGTCCGTCGGTCGTTTCAGTTCGAAACAGTGGCACACTTTCCGCAGTTCCTTGATTTTCTTGTCGACGTAGTAGTTTCCAATACATAGAATGGGGTTGAGGGTTTGATGTTCGAGTCGCTGTTTTTTCGTCTTTTTTTGACGGATGAGTTTCATGAGGGCGGTGATGCCGACCTTGTCGCCGTTGTTCATGCCGTCAATCTCGTCCATCACGATGGCAATCGGTTTGTGGCGCTGATACATCATGTCGAGAACGTTGCGGTTGGAAATGTGGTGGGAGGCGATGTGGTCGATGACCTGTTTGTTGCGGACGTCGGACGAGTCGTAGACGATGGCGTCGTAGCCTATTTGGGCGAGCAGACTGAGGACGAATTGGGTCTTGCCGCACCCGGGAGATCCATAGATGTAGATGCCCTTTTTGTAGTCCACGTTGCGGCACTCGGCGTCGAAGCTGCGCAGGAGCTGCGTGATGTGGTCGGCGATGGGCTGCCGGCCCAGGATGTCTATGTCGCCGCCGTCGTCGGTGTAGCCCCCAATCGCAGCGACAGAGGGGGCAATTTCTGCGCTGTGCATATGTAATGTGGTTCGTTTCCTTCAGTTACCTACCGTATCTGCACTGTTCTATGTGTGTGTATGAACGCACCCGCATCGGCCGCCTTCTAATGTTTTATGGTTTCTATACGAACATTCTTGGAAAGATTTCATAGAAACCATAGAACCCCAGAACACCACTCTCACAAGATTCTGTATGTGACGCCTTCTATGGCCTTCTAATGTTTTACGGATTCACATACAAACATTGCCCGGCTTCGCCGGGCAATGACACCCACACCCTGCGGGTGTGGGTGTTACTCTTGGAAAGATTTCATAGAAACCATAGAACCCCAGAACACCACTCTCACAAGATTCTGTATGTGACGCCCTTCTAATGTTTTACGGATTTGTGTAAGAATCCGTAAAATTGAACGCCTTTTTTCGCGCACGTGGTAAGAAAGTGTGGACCCCAAGAACGTAGATTGAACAATGACGATGACGATGAGCAAACCTGCCTCGAAGTACTACGCCGACATTATGTCGGACGATACCGAGACTACCGGTATGGGTGGTGGTGTGTGCGGCGGCACGCGGGCATCCGCCGTGTCCAAGGGCACGACGGCCTTCTTTGCGGCCAAACGTGCCGGTACCAAAGAACAGGTGTGTGGAGTGGAAGGTATGGATTCGGCGGTGATTGTTACCGTCGGGGCCCGCAGCCGCGGAATTCGACCGTGGGAAAAGGCCCGGTACGAGGCCAAAGAACAGAGATGGCGCGAAACGGAGAAACGTCGGCTGCATCAAGCTGTGCGTGTAGCCTCACGTGAGGCTGTGCGGGTAGTACAGCAGCAGCAGCCGGCGAAAGCAACGGAATCGTATACTATGCCGTACTCATCATCATCGACAATGAGCACCGCCACGTCCTCAACGGCGTATTTGGCAGCCTCCGTGGCCAACACGGTCCTCGATGGATGGGACGATTAAATACAAACACAAACACACACAAAAAAACAAAAAAACAAAAAAACAAAAAAGGGGTCATCCCCCTCTTTTTTGTTTTGGGTTTTGGATTGAATTACAACACGGACTCTACATCTTTGGTAAATACAATGACTGTCGTCAGCAGGATGCATTCAATGACGCGAATGTACGTACTGTCCTCGGTGAGAAAGATTCCGCGCAATTTTTCCACCGATTCTTTGTAGGTATAATCGCGCAACGAGAACCACAGCAGGATGGGAAGTATGCCAACATACCATGCACCAGGGGGCAGCAGATGGGCGACACTGCGAATCGAAAAGAGGAATTGATGGAACAAGTCAACCGTGTCCGCCGTGTTCGCCGGCGCTTTTAAAATCAGATCCGAGACAGATTCAGACAGGGGATACGGAGAGGGCGGCGATGGGCGAAAGTGAGACATTTCGATGATCCGACTGTTGTCCAAGAATTCGCTGTAGATGCGTTGACGAAAACAGTAGCCGAACAAGTAGGTGGCCACGGTGCGCCGGGTATTGGTCGAAAACGGGCCATTACCGTCTCCCCCGAAGAACAGGCTATGCAACACGGTCGCGGTCGGGGTCATTGCTCGTGAATATATGCGGTATATGGGATACTGCATGTATTGGAGTCGATGTGTACGTGTGTTCAATTTTTATTTTTTTACATTTACAATTTACACATTTACCGTCCAAATCGGCTAAAATCGGCGGTGAGGGGCAAAAAGTTGGTACTTTCGCGGTCGGGGACGGCGCCGTAGTAGGTCAACGGGGACACCCCGGTTGTCACGTAGTTGACGGAACCGCTGCCGGTACCGGCCCACCCCAGGTTGCTTTGAACGTCGCCCCGGTAGTTGCCGGCCGTGCCGCGGCTGTTGCCCCCGACGCGCACATTCCCCACATCCTCGGCGACGTTTTTTACACCACCATAAATGTCTCCGGCCACGCCCTTGACCCCGCCGTAGATGTCCCCGACCACGTCCTTCGCCCCGGTCACCACGTCTTTTGCCCCGCCGTAGACGTTCTGGGCCACGGTCTTGATCCCGCTGCCGACCGCATTGACCCCCGACTGGATGTCGCTGCCGGCGGTTTGGATGCCCGACTGGATGTCGCCGCCGGCGTTCTGAATGCCTCCCTGAATGTCGTTGCCCAGATTCTTGACTCCGGCGTTCAAACTGCCCCCGAACTCGCTGAGCTCACCAGTAACCGTTTTGTCACCGGACTGGGTACTGCTGGTACCACCCTTGCCTCCGTTGCCGCACGACGCACATCCCACGCAAGACGGGCACGATGGACACACCGGGGGAACGATTTGGGTTTTGAGCAAATAGTTGCTCCCCATGGCCGTACCGGTGCCCGTGCCCGTGCCCGTTCCTCCTAAAGATGTCCCCAACTGGGTCTGGTAATAGGCGGTAATAATGTCGTCGAGGGTCGCGCCACCCCAACCGCCGGTGCCGCCGGTGCCACTGGTGCCGCCGATGCCGCCGGTGCCGCCGGTGCCGCTGCCAGGATTCCAGATTTCGCCCCCGTGGTCAAACGGTGGGGGGGTTCCGGGTCTCTGCGTCGGCGAAGAGGACGCCGGATCAATGCCTCCTTCCGTGGTGATGTTGAACCGGACCACATTCACCAAGGACAACAGCTTCGGATTCGCAGGATCCGACGCAAATACCGCGATCAACGTATGCGTCCCCCCCAAATACTTGTATAGGATCACATTGCCACTATCATCCGGAAGAAGGAAAGAAGTTTGGGCGTCAGTGTTAGAACCTCGGTTAGTCGGAAAATTTTTCATTGCCGCGGAAAGACCCGACGTTTTATCATTGTACACGGTTTTCGGAGTGCCGTCCGTATTCACCGTTCCGTCATAGACCGTGGTAGTACCAGTATCACCTGTTCCAATTGTCTTATATAGATACCCGTTGTTGGTATCGAAAGACAAGGTGGAAGTGATTGCGTATGCCACCCTTCCAAAGTATTTTTTGTTGTCGGGATATATATACCCGGAGGGAGGAGTGGTAGTTACCGTAGGAAGGAGTGTCTTTAGACTCGTCGGATACGGTTCTTTTATCGGACTCGAGGATGCTCTAAATGTGTAAAGGCCCACGTGCTGCTGGTTGCTGATATCAAAAACGTGGATACAAGTCGTATCTTCTCCCCATGGAATGTAAGTGACCTGGTATTGGTAGTTTGACCCCTCGCCTTCAACCGACGTCGAGGTACCGCTTGGGACTGACCAAGATTCGTAAGACGATTGCATGGTGTTACTCTTGAGGTCATTGGCTACGGTAGGATTGGGGACAGTGCTCGAGATCACCTGTATATGGTTTCCCTTGCGGGGCAAGATGACGATCGTGGGACGTTGGGATGCTGGATCCACGGTCTGACTGCTTCCCCCTGACCCAGACGACGCAGCCGCGGGGGGATCGAAAAGTTCAATCACATTACCGTTAGAAGCGTCAAAACATAGTGGACCAACCAGGGTATAAGTCGACCTATTGTAAACGGGCGGCGTGAAGGTTGACGAATCCGGAACAGTAAAACCCTCCGGAAACAATCCTCCCGACGATTTACCGAGAAGGGCCGCCAGGAGTAGTACCACCAGCAGCAATATGAATACCAACAATGGCGTCAATTTCATCGCTTTCATCTGGTTGACGTTCACCTATAAGAGATGTAAAGACAATTTCATATAGTCTGATGTATAGGTATCATGGCATCGTTCTCAGTTGACGACCCCCCTAAACCGTTCCGCGGCGGCTCTCCCCCTCTCCCCCATCGCCACGCCGAGACGCCCGATTTTGTGGTCCACGAAATCGGCGTCGACGAATGCGGCCGGGGTCCGCTCTTCGGTCGGCTCTACGCCGCTGCGGTCGTGTTGCCACGAGAAGGTGGCTTCGCGTATCACCTGATGCGCGATTCGAAGAAGATTGCGTCGCGCGCCCGTCGTGCCGAGATTGCCCAGTACATTCGCAAACACGCCCTCGCCTACAGCATTCAGTATGTGGACAACGACGTGATCGACCGCACCAACATTTTGCGCGCCAACATGCACGCCATGCACGCCGGGGTACGCGACGTCCTCGGGCAACTCGCCCGGGTAGGCAAAACGACCCGGGTTGCTCCGCTTACCCCCGGCCGATCCAGCGAACACATTGCCAGCATGTTGCGCACGGACCCCTGCATCATTCTGGTGGACGGCAACTACTTCAAACCGTTTTCCGTCTACGACGATTCTTGCGACGAGTTGCGGTATGTTTCCCATACATTGATTGAGGGGGGGGACGGCGCACACGCCGCCATTGCCGCCGCGTCGATCTTGGCCAAAGACGCGCACGACACGTGGATCGAGGGGCTGTGTGACCAGTACCCGGCGTTGGAGGAGCGGTACGGCATGCGGTCCCACGTGGGCTACGGCACTGCCCGCCACCTCGAAGGTATCGCTGCGCACGGGATCACGCAGTGGCACCGGCGGTCCTTTGGACCGTGCAAGACGGCGCCTCTGTCCGTTTTGACA